AGACTGTTATTAAAGAAGTTTACGCTTCTGGTGGTAATCCTAAAGTGTTGATGGTGAACCCTGCTCACAAGCAATTGGTATCTGCTTTTGCTGGTATCGCTGCTCAGCGTTTCATGGCCCCTAGCAATGCGCCTACAACCATCGTCAGCGCAGCAGACGTTTATTTAAGCGATTTCGGTGCAATCTCAATTGTTCCCAACCGTTTTATGACATCTACCAACAACTGCGATGAGACAGCATTTATCCTTGACCCCGATATGGCTGCTATTGCTTATTTGCGTCCTTTCCAGACCAACGAGTTGGCTGTAACTGGCGACAACGAAAGCACACAGTTGTTGGCTGAGTACACCTTGGAAGTTAAAAACCAAGGCGCACACGGCATCGTTGCTGACTTGACACCTTAATCTAAGGTAACCCAAAGATGCCTCAGACTTCAAACTCTGGGGCATTTTCTTTTCTATTCAAACTGATAGAATTAGGCTATGCAAAATCCTAACAATTTTAGACAAACTGCTGTCCATGCTGATGGTGAGGGCGGTATCGTTATTCAGACTTGCCAAGATGTTACTGACATTGTTGAGCAGAATAAAAAAGAATATAACTCGTATGACGAGAGAGCAAGATGGTCTGACCAATTGTTTGGTAACAAGGTTGCATCTATTCCAATGACAGTTATTGATGACTTAAACAAAGTTGGAATCATGCGTGGCTTTGCTATCTTAGATGACAAGCGTTTTGCTGCTTGGTTAAATGACCCAATGAATCGTGCATGGCGCACTAGGACAGGAGTTGTATGAGTTTTGCTACCTACTCTGATTTACAGACTTCAATAGCTAATTACTTAGCTAGGTCTGACCTGACAAGCATCATTCCAGACTTCATTACTTTGGCTGAGAATCGTTTGCGTAGAGAACTGCGTATTCGTCAGATGCTAAAGTCTGTAACAACTGTAACTGTTGCCTCAGACGCTACTGTTGAGATACCTAGCGACTTCTTACAAGCTAGAGACTTTGTGGCGATGACTAACCCAATACAACCATTGAGTTATTCTAGTCCATCATCATTATCTAATGACCAAAGAACATCACAAGTTGGTGTTCCAAAGAGTTACACAATCTTAGCAAGTGAGTTTCAAGTAGCACCTGCACCTGATGGTGTATATACGCTTAAATTGTTGTACTACGCTGCGCCAGCGTATCTGTCTTCTAATAATACAACAAACGTATTTCTGACTACAGCACCTGATGGCTTGCTGTATGGTGCATTGGTTGAGGCAGAGCCTTATCTAATGAACGATGCTCGTATCAATACATGGGGTTCTATGTACGACAGGGCAATCTCCTCACTCATCAAGTCTGACGAAGAAGGTCAATACTCTGGTGTTCCGTTAGCAATGAAATTAACTGCAAGGTGAAAATATGGCTGAAATGTCCAACTACTTAGAAAATGCTCTTATCAATGTTACGTTGAGGGCAACTAGCTACACAGCACCTACAACTGTGTACTTGGCACTTTATACAACTGACCCAACTGACGCTGATACTGGAACTGAGTGTTCTGGTACTAGCTATGTTCGTCAGGCTGTTACTTTTGGTGCGCCTTCCAATGGTGTATCTACAAACTCTGCTGTGATAGATTTTCCTCAAGCTGGTGGTGCGTGGGGAACAATCACGCACATTGGAATCCGTGATGCTTCTACAGCAGGTAACTTGCTGTATCACTCACCACTAGACGCTTCTAAAACGATTGCAACTGGTGATGTGTTCCGTGTTGCCTCTGGTTCATTGAGCGTTACTTTGGCGTGAGTGACTTACTACCTCCGTGGACAATTGACTCGCTAGACAATTTAAAGTCTAGCATTGATGACTTAACACTCACACTCGATAGTCCACTCTACACAACCTCAGTAACCCTATGGGATGCTTATGGGTCTGTGTCTGCGTCTGCAAGCGTTGTAGCCGATGCTATAAGGATTCAGAGTGGTAGTGGGGCGGTAGATGCTATAGCGACTGTTACGGCTGATGGCACAAGAATACAAGGCGCAAGTGCAAGCATTACTTGTTCTGCCAGTTGTGTAGCTGATGCGACTAGGATTCAGTTTGCCTCTGGTTCTGTTGATGCAAATGCTACTGTAACTGCTGACGCAATAAGAATTCAGTTAGCTAGTGGTAGCGTTACTGCTAACGCTGATGTGGTGGCTGACGCTATTCGCATACAGAGTGCAAGTGGTTCTATTACAGCAAATGCGGATGTAACTGCCCTTGGTGGAATCGTAGCAAATGGCGTAGCAGCGATTACTGCAAATGCTACTGTAAATGCTGATGGTATCAGGGTTCAAGAAGCTAGTGGCTCAATTACTTGTGATGCAACAGTAACCGCTAATGGTAGCTTGGTTTTGAGTGCTACAGCAAGCATTGACGCCAATGCTTCTGTGAGTGCAAATGCGGTGGCAATTTTCTCAGGTGTTGCATTAGTAACAGGAACTTCAAGTATTGTTGCTAAAGGGGTTATTCTTGGGGATAATTGGACACCAATTCCTCAAGACACAAACACATGGACACCAGTTGCGAGTGACACAAATACTTGGACACCTATCAATGGTGACACAAATACTTGGTCACTTGTGTCTGCAAACAGTAACACATGGGCTATACAGGCGCAAGGAAATAACACATGGCTACAACAAAACTAACTTTTGGTGAGTGGATGCCTGACCAACCTAGCGTGTCGGGTGCGTTGACTGACGCTAAGAATGTGGTTAGTCAGGCTATTGGGTACGGCCCTTTCCCCACGCCTGTGACGTTCTCCACAAGTAACGCTGCTGAAGATTTAACATCTCTTTATGCTGCCAAAAAGCCTAATGGTGATACTGAACTATTTGCTGCTGGCTCAAGCAGAATTTACACAGTAAGCGGTGTGGGTGCTATCACGCAAGTTAAGTCAGGCATGACCACAGGCACAGACGATAGAGTTAGGTTCACTCAGTTTGGTAAAACTGTCATAAGCACAAATAACTCACAAGTCTTGCAAGCATGGACTCTTGGAACTTCCACAGCCTTTGCTAACTTGTCTGCTAGTGCGCCTATCGCTAAGTTTATTACTGTCGTGCGTGATTTTGTCGTGTGTGCAAATCTGCTAGAAACGACTCAACAGCAGTATCGTGTTCGTTGGTCAGCATTAAACGATGAGACTGATTGGGTTGAAAATGTAAACACTCAGTCTGATTATCAGGACATTCCTGATGGTGGACAGATTGTAGGAATCCGTGGTGGTGAGTTTGGTCTTGTCTTTTTAGAAAGAGCCATTCACCGAATGAGTTATGTTGGTACTCCGTTTATATTCCAGTTTGACAACATCTCTCGTGGTAAGGGCTGTATGGCATCTGGCTCTATTGCTCAGTACCAAGGCGTTACTTTCTTCTTGTCTGACGATGGCTTTTATATGTGTGACGGACAGAACGTCACAGCAATTGGCGCAGAAAAGATAGATAGATTTTTCTTACAAGATGCCTCTGAATCTGACTTTAAAACAATGTCTGCTGCTGTTGACCCTATTCGCAAACTTGTAATCTGGAATTACAAAACTGTTAACGGAAACAGAAGCGTACTGATTTACAACTTTAAGACTCAGAAATGGACTTATGGGGACGCAGGGACTGACTTCTTGTCTGAAGCCTCTACCTCGTCTGTAACGCTTGAGCAACTAGACACTCTGTCAGCAAGCATTGACGCTTTAGCAACAAGTTTAGATTCTGCTCTTTTTGTGGGTGGTAAGTATTTCTTGGGCGGTACTTTAGCCACTCGTGTGATGAGTTTTACAGGTGCTAACCAAACTGCTGTAATTTCTACTGGTGACTTGGACATTGGTGCTAACTCAGTAGTAACCCTAGCTAGACCTATTGTTGACAATGGCTCTGCGACTGTGGCTATTGCTTCTCGTACCCTGCTAAACCAAGGTGTTAATTTTAATACTGCTGTGGCTGCTAGTTCAGAGAATAGAGTACCACTTAGAAGCGCAGGTAGGTATCACAGGTTAAAGGTTGTTCCGACAGGGGCTAACTGGAATAACGCTATTTCTGTGGATGTAGATGTTGTGCCTCAAGGGGTTCGTTGATGTTTAGAAGCCTACCCGCATTTGGTGGTGACCAGAGGGCTGTGGCTGAAGTCGTCCGTGGCATCATGGACGGAAAGACCAATAACACAGGCTCAATTACTTTAGCTGTTGGTTCAGCAGTTACTACTGCTTTGACGGACAGAAGAATAGGCGTAGACAGCGTGATTGTCTTTGTCCCTGCCTCTGCTGCGGCTAATGCTGATGCCACAAGAGTATATGCAAGCGCACAAGGACAGGGAACAGCAACAGTAAACCATGCGGCTAATGTTACTGCTAACAAGACATATCGGTATGCAGTTATTGGTTGATTTTAGTAATTTATGTATAATGATTCCGTGGATGACCCATCTCGGAATCCGAACTTTTAGGAGTAAAGATGGCTACTACTACCACATCCACAGTTGACCCAACGATTGCGCCATATCTGACGTATGGTTTGGGACAGGCTCAACAACTTTATCAGGGCGGTGGCCCACAATACTACACAGGCGAAACCTTTGTAGCACCCTCACAAACTACACAAGCTGGCGTTCAAGCCTTAGAAACTCGTGCTTTAGCAGGTAATCCTTTAACTGGACTTGCTCAACAACAGTTACAGGGAACTTTGGGCGGTGCTTATCTGGGTGGTAATCCATTCTTTCAAGGTGCATTTGCCCCTGCTGCACAAGCTGCTCAGACTCAGTTTAAAGACGCTATGGGCAATATTTCATCCAAGGCTAGTTTAGCAGGGCGTTATGGCTCTGGTGCTATGGGTAACTTGCAAGACAGGGCTACAGGTCAGTTTGCTCAATCATTGACTAACACAGCAGGTCAATTGGCTTATCAGAACTACGAACAAGAACGAGCAAGACAACAACAAGCTATTGGGGCTGCGCCTCAGTTAGCGATGACTGATTATCAAGACATTAACCAGTTGCTACAAGCAGGTCAGTTGCGTGAAGGTTACCAAGGTCAACAGTTGGGTGCTGATATGCAGAGGTTTAACTTCTTGCAAAACCAACCACAACAGAACTTACAAAACTATATGTCATTGGTATATGGCAACCCATTAGGACGAGTAGGACAGACTACAGCGTCTGGTGCTGCTGATACTTCTGCGT